CGTGTGGACGGGTGGGAGGCATACGACAGGCGTGGGCTTCACCCTTGACTGCGAGAAGTACGCTGAAGCGATCTGTCGGGGTTGGACAATCCTGCGGGTGACGAGTGGACAGGTCAGCAACGGACAGGCGATTGATTGGCTTACTAGGGTTTTCACCCTTAAAACACGCTAACATCTGACGACAATAGAGCTTTTACGGGACTAAATGATGACGCTCTCACCTAACAAACAAAAGAACCCCCTTGGTTGGCCTTTCGGAGCCTTACCACCCAAGGTGCTGTCGCGCCTGCTTGCCGAGCAGAAACGCGACAAGATTGCCAAGGCTCCACCCGCACCCTTCTAAGTGAAAGACAAGACATGAAACAGATAGCACAAGCCTTGGTCAAGGCGCAAAAGGCATTTGCCCCCGCGCTCAAGACTTCCTCAAACCCCCACTTCAAAAGCCGATACGCCGATCTTGCCGCCTGCGTTGAGGCAGTCATCGATGCCTTGAACAACAACGGCATCGCCCTGATTCAGCAGACCCACGAATGTCAGGACGGGGTGATCGTGGAAACCGTCCTGCTGCACGAGTCCGGGGAGCAGATGACGGGTGGTAAATATCATGTGCCTGCCGCCAAGCAAGACCCGCAGGGCTACGGCTCGGCTTTGACCTATGCAAGAAGGCAGTCGCTCATGGCGACCTGTGGCATCGCCCCGGAAGACGACGACGGCAATGCTGCTTCTAAGCGTCCTGACCCCGATTACGCCGCTTTTGAGCGTCAGTGGCTACCAATGCTCCAAGACGCTGCAATGGAGAGCGTAGCGGCCCTAAATAAGCAGTTTGCGGCCATGCCCAACACGGGACAGAAGCGAGCTTTGTGGGCAGCGCATGGGCCTTCCCTCAAGAACGCAGCAGAGAAAGCGGGGGCATGATGTTTTTACAACCTCTTTCCATGAACTTTGTCTTTGAGGCCATGCTTGACGCTCAGAAAGCGCGAACCAAAGCCGCGATGAATGGGCGCGATCTTGATGAGTTCATCAACACGAATGCCCCCGTGATTGTTCAGATTGGCGATTTCGGCTATGTAGTCACCGGCTGCGGGGGCGATCCTGATCTAGAAAACTTTGTGCTTTCGGTTGCTGACGAACCCGTTTGCGAATGGGTTGATGGTGAATGCGTGAAACTAAATGGAGATGACTGATGGAACAGAAATCACCTGAATGGTTTGCCGCCCGTCTAGGCAAGGCCACGGCATCTCGAATTGCCGATGTGATGGCAAAGACAAAGACGGGATATGGAGCGTCGCGGGAAAACTACCTGATGGAGCTTGCCTTAGAGCGAATCACCAATGCTCAAGCGCCGTCGTTTATGAACGCCGCGATGCAGTGGGGGGTTGATCAGGAACCCGCAGCCCGGTCAGCATATGAGTCCACAACAGGGAACTTCGTGACTGAGGTCGGGATGATTGAGCATCCGACGATCCCTATGTCCGGGGCATCGCCTGATGGGTTTGTTGGGGAGGATGGGCTAATCGAGATCAAGTGCCCCGAGTCCAAGCAGCACCTGAAGAACCTATCCACCCGCAAGCCTGATACGAAGTACGTCTATCAGATGCAGTGGCAGATGGCTTGCACAGGTCGGAAGTTCTGCGAATTCGTGAGCTACGACCCCCGCTTCCCTGACCATCTTCAACTGATGATTGTCAGGGTTGACCGCGATGACGCACTGATCGCGGACATTGAGAAGGAAGTGCGTTTGTTTCTAGATGAAGTGACCAAGATGGTCGAAAGGATTTCCCAATGATGAAGCTAATTGGAGTCGGTCGCATCGGTAAGGATGTGGAACTGCGCTACACCGCAGGCGGCGAGCCTATGTGCAAACTTTCACTTGCGTGGAACTACGGCGCAAAGGATGAAGCCGGAAAGATGCCGTCCCAATGGGTCATTGCAACGCTATTCGGCAAACGCGCTGAGTCTCTTGCGCCTTATCTAAAGAAAGGTGTAAGCCTGTTCGTAGACCTAAAGGATGTTCACGTTAAGTTGTTGACGAATGAAGAAGGTAAACACAATCCGATGCTGACCGGCATCGTGGACAGCGTTGCCTTTGCAGGGGACAGGCTTAAAGAGTCCCCGCCCTCCGGGTCGGGTCGCCGCCATGACCCCGCCAACAACCCTGAAACTTTTGACGAGGTGCCCTTCTGATGAAAACTCTTTTCATTCTCCTTATCGCCGCCGCCAACCTCTCTCCCGTGGTGGCCTTCGCCCGTGCAGGCACGCTGATTTCTTGTGAGGGCATCAGCACCGCGCAAGGTTATCGGTATGTGGGGACGTACTGCGTTGACTACCAGTGCAAGTACACCACCACCCGCGTGTTCACTTCTTACTGCCCGTTCAGTCTCTGACCATGAAATCATCACACTACAAGACACCCCGCACGATGGCCGAATGCGAGTTCGTGGTCGGTTACCCAATCATTGAGCAAGACAAGCCTAGCGAATGGCGCATGGCCGCTGTTTGCATCGGCGTTATCTTGGCAATCCTTTGGATATTCAAATGAGGCCGCCGTACGAAACAGAGTCGAACCTTGAGAAAGAGCGTAGCCTTGCGCTCTTTTTCGAGCAGACCTTTGAATGCACGCTACGCAAGCTGCCGATCCGCTATCACCTTGATTTTGCGATTGAACGAAGTGGGCAGATCGTCGGCTTTGTTGAAGTCAAAGTGAGAAACCACACTTTTGAGCAGATCAAAAAGATGGGTGGCTACAAACTCAGCTTTGGGAAGTGGTGTGCTGCCGAGCAGATGTGCCGCGTCAGTGGTTGTGCGTTTGTCCTTTTGATCGGCTTCACAGACCAAGTGCGCTATGCCCGCATCGACGACTTTCAACATGATGGGCTTGTGTGGTGGGGCAGACAAGACAGAGGTGACGCTCAGGACATGGAGCCTGCCGTCGTGATCAGCAGCGAACGGTTTGTAATGGTGCGATGAACTATAAGAAACGAATAGACGAAACGCACAAAGTTGCAGATGCTTTGCTTAACAAAATCTACGACGAAGCAAAAGCCATTTGTCCTGACGATGACATATCAAGGCTCAACCGCGAAATCGGTATGCTTCATGCAACCATCCGCAACCTGATGATTGACCTTGAGTTGTCCAAAGATGAAATGCCCTGAGTGTGGTTTGTTTCTTCGCACCCTTGAGACAAGGAAGACAGAGCAGTGGACAAGAAGGTCACGAATGTGCAAGAACAAGCACAAGGTCTTGACCCGTCAAAAGCCGGGACAGACCGAGACTATCGTGCGTCTGAGCAATTTCGTGCCGAGTGCGAAGCCCGCTACGTCCTGTCCAAACCCCTTGCAGAGCGTCGGGAGTATCTTCGCGGTGTGGAGGAACACCGAGGCATTGCAGGCCGCAAGTACCTTGAGCGAGTGATCCTGTCCGAGTGGCAAAAGAAAGCCCCCGCTAAGGGGGGCTAACCCGAGAATGCCCTCAAACTCGGGAGAGGAGACATTAGCAACTACGCTTCCATCATAGCGAGGTTGGCCTTGATGCGCTCATCACTTGGCGCAAATTCCAAGGCTTTTTTGCAATGCTCAAGCGCCTCGCCCTTCATGCCCAAATGCCACGCCGCGATGCTTAGGTAATCGTGAGGCTTCTCCGTCCACACGGAAGGGTCCATTGTGTATACCGCAGCCTTGTCCTTGATCTCAAGGGCTGTTCGACAAGCCGCATAGCACTCAGGCCAATTGTGCGTTGAGTAGGCCAACTCAGCCACCCGCACCCAAGGCTCTCGCGTGTAGGGAGCTTCAGCGGTAGCACGCCGCGCCCAGGTCAGGGCTTGCCAATAGTCGCCCTTAGCTTGGTAGGCTTCCGACAGCAGGCGCATCGCGTAGCAGCGTTCGTTCTGCCAGGTCGCTTGGGGCATTTGCAGGTAGTGATTGAGCCGGTCTATCGCTTCATCCCACAGGCGATAGAAGGTCAGTTCCCGAGCAAAGTAAAAAGCGTTGCGAGGCTCATTGGGGTTCTCTTTGACCGACATACGCAGCAGATCAAGATACTGCCCCCGGGACTTGGTTGGGTCGGGATAG